ACGCGGTATCGCCCACAATGGCTGAACCTTGAGGGTAAAGCATCATGCCCCACGGAAACATTTCTGACCGGGCAAAATCATACGCATACCAGCGGCCAATTTGGTCTTTCTGAATATACAGCGTTCCCTTGTGCAGCGCGTATTTAGTGCCCGTGCTGAACACTTCGGCATTGGGCGCGTAGGTGATGGTCGCCCAGGTATTGCCCGCGATGTCGTAGCGATGCAGGTTTGCAGAACCGCCACCCTGAAAGGAGTAGATATAGCGTCCGTTCAGAATGGCGCTTTCGTTGTTCCAATCGCTCTCCGAAACCGGCACCGAATGCACCCAATGCCCGGACATCCCAGCTTGAGGTGCGTTTGCCCTCGCCGCTATCGGGGATAGCGTTGACCATGTGTTCGCCGTGATGTCATAGCGATACATTGTAACGGCGTTGTTGCCGATGTAGTAAAGAAAATTGTCATTGCCAGAAATGGCGTAAGTGCTGGTGACGTCTGGCGTTGTGGTCCAAGTGGCAACGGTCAGCGTGTCCGCCGTGTTAGCAGTGATGGTCCTGATCTGGCCTGCGCCCGTGCCGCCAGTAATGCGGACCTGCGAATTGATCCACTGTGATGTGGCCCATGTCTTGCCGGTCTGCACCAGTGTCGTGCCGGTAGCGCTGGTCGCTGTGCCGGTGGCAAAGCTTTTGAAATCACCGTCAATCATTGAGGGTGTAGCAATCAGCTTTCCGTCAGTGCCTAAAGAAGCAGGCAGGCCCGTCTGCGAAAGCGTTGTCCATGTGTTGGTCGCGTAGTCATAAACGCGAAAGGATGCCGCCGCCAAAGTTCCCGCACCCAAGACATACCAGCGCGGCGTCAGCAGGCGATAGACCGTCGAAGCAGAAAACGCGACCGCCTGGGCAGGCGTGACGGTAATAACCGCATTTGCGGCGATGGTGTTGGACGCAATATCCAAAACCGCGCCAGCGTTCGGCCCGGCCATAATGAGGACCTTGTAGCCACGCAAGTCCCGCGCAAGGGTTTGGTTTGTAATAATCGTGGTTGTGCTGCCACCCGTCGCAGTCAGTGAAGCTGCGCCCACCGTCGAGCCTGTTGACCACGCGCCAGAAACCCCAGCCGCGCCCGCGCCAAACGTACCGGCCAAGCCCGGTGAGGTAATCGGCACCCATCCATCCTCGGAGGGATTATAGATGAAAGCCTCGGAGTTGCTGCGAACGCAAAGCTGCTGCTGTCGAAAATGGCGCGATGAAGCAACGAAGGTTCCAGCCTGCGTGGTGGTGGGCAGAATGGCACAAAATTCCCACCGCTTTAGATCAAGAATTTTTTTATTGCCGTTTGTGGTTGCCATTTTAGCTCACCGTAATGTTGCGGCGGAGGTTGTCCGCCTGAAGGTGCATTAGCGCGGGAATTTGGTCATTTGATGCAAAGCCGCCCATCTGCGTTTGATTGGTCAAGGTGGCTAAGGTTTGATTGCCCGCCAGGTTTGCGGTCATCAGCAAGTTACCCGCAGTGCCTTGACGCGCCTCAAAGATCGGCTGGCCAAGCGCATTTGGAAGCGCGAAGCCGATGGTTTTGGTCAGGGCCGCAATCGCAATCCGCATGGCCTCGATTGCTTCAATCAATTCACCATATGCGGCGACCGGAAGCGGCGTTGAACTCGAAACATCGCCTCCATCTACGCCGTCAGGGCCAAGCATTACCTTGACGCGCTGGACTTTGCCGCCCGGTATATTGTCAACCGCGATCTGTTCGCCAGACCCCGGCGTGTAACCTACGAAATCGCTCATGCGTTTCCATCCGTCAGGGTGAAGGAATTGACTGTGAAGGGCTGCGCCGCAGTAAAGCTAGTGCTATTGACCGTCATATCTGTTCCACTGGTGCCGACCGTGCCTTGAATATGGCAAATCGTCACACCGCTATCATAAACCCGGAAATGCCCTGCCGTGCCGGTGTTATCGGCGCTCAAGTCTTCCCATGTGCCGCTTTTGGACTTGCTGCCACCGCTTGCCGTCGCCATCCAATCGGAAGGCAGATTGATCGTGGCAAGCACGGTGCCGCTATCCGCTGCCGCGCAATTGACTGGCGGGCTGCCCGTGAAAATCTTCAACACCGCAGATGCGCCGATAGTCGTTTCAATTGCATCAAGCCGCGCGTTACGCACTGCGACAGAAAGCTGAACCGCCATAATCTATGCCCCGCCGATCAGTTCAAGACGGTTTCGACGCCCATGGCGCGGCCATCAGGGCCTCGCACCACGCGCTTAGGTGCCGTCATGGAAGCCGCCAACTGCGCCAGCGCCTGCATCTGGATTTGCGCCGTGTCTGTTTGCTGTTGCTGCATCATCTCTAGGCTTTGGCCCAATGCGGCAAGGGATGCCGCCAATTGCGTCAAAGCGCCTTCGTTGCCTTGCACCAGCGCTTCACGGTCAGGCAATAGCGCGTCCTTGCGGGACTGCATCATCTCGGCCTCGCGCAAGCCCATCTCGCGCGCTTTCAAATCCGCGTTAAACGTCAATTCCTGCTCTCGCAGCATCAGCTCACGGCCCTTAATTTCGCCTTCCATGGCCAAGCGCTGCTGATCAGCCTGCGCCTTCAGCATGGCCGGGTCAGGCTGCTGCTGTTGCGGCTGCTGCGCCATCTGTTGCGCGCGTTGCTCCAGCGCCTGGAATGACGCTTCGATTGACCCTTCCAATTGCCGCCCAGCCCGGAAGCGCCGCGCCAGGAATACCGCGCCTTGCCCAATCACCGGCAACAATTCCGGCGCTTGCTGCGCCATTGGCAAGCTGGACGCCATGTAATTGCCCATTGCTGTAAGGAACTCAGTCGCGGCCTGCTTATCGGCGGTTTCATCAACCGCAATCGTGCTGTCTGTCTCGATGTCAATGCGGAAACTCCGCATCCGATCATTACGCAAAAGTTGCACCGCCGCCATGAAATTCTGCTGAAACTCTGGCGCCTGTTCTGCCAGGCCAGACATCAGCGCAATCGTTTGCGGCTGGAAATGCTCGGAGATGATTTCCGCCGTCATCGCAATCACGTCACGCGCAAACCGCGCCACCTCGGACTGCTGTTCCTGCAACCGCAGCGCCGCGAATTGCCCCTTGATTTGCTGCGCCGTGGCGGTTTCTGACGGCGCGGAATAGCCCCGAACAATGTCAGAAATGCCCGTGATCTCATAAATCTGCGCTTTCAAGACTTGCTCGCGCGACGTCAATTCGCGGATGGTGGCGATAATGCCATCCAGCGGCACGAAATCCAACACTCCGCGAAGCCCGCCCTTTTCAGAGAACGCGGCCCAGGTATTCACCGGGATCAACTGATTATCGCTGGCCTCGGAGAACAGACGCCCAACACTGGCGTCCTGCGATGCGTCATAAACACCGGCAACGCGGCAAGCTTCCGTCAGCATGGAAAGGCGCAGCGTCACGCTGTCCAAGTCGTCAGCCTGATCCTTATACATCATGTAGTCAGGGATCGGAATTAGGCTCTCTGTGGTAACGGTCGCAAACATCGGGCGCGGGCACGGAAAGAAATCACGCAAGCGCAGCGGATCGTCGCGCTCGTCAAGCAAGCCCTCATAGCCGCGCGCAAGCCAACACACTTTGCGCTCTGCCTTGCTCCAAATCTCAAACACGTCAGCGCGGGCGGAAAGCCCATCACGAAAACGCGCCTCCGCAGAATCATTGCCGTTTTTGTCGGCCCGCTCATTCAGCGGAACCGCGCTGCCAATCTCTTTGCCGAAACGCTCCACCAATTCGGCGCGCGTCATCTGCACCTTGCGGGCAACCCATGACACCTCGCGCCAAGTCTTGGCCGGCGACATAAGGAAGTCTTCCCACGCCACATAGTCATGCGCGACTTCTTCAAACACCAGCGCCTCAACTGGCGCCTGGGCTTGCGTTTCCGCCTCATATTCGGCGGCGTCATCCGTCACGCTGACGCCATCGGCGGGCGTCGGCGGGTTCATCTGCTGGAAATGCGGCACATAGCGCAGCCAGGCCGTGCCGCGCCCGACGATAAGCCGATCATCGCGCGCTTGGCGGATTACCTCGTCAAACTGGTCGCTGTCCGTGGC